CTTTGGCTGGATTAGCAGCAAATTATGCTCCTATGCTATTTGGTAAAAAAACTTTGTTACAATCGGCAGGTGGATTACCAGGTCTTTTTTCAAAATTTAAAAGTGGTGAAGGTATGTTAGGCCAACTAGGAAATGTCTTTAAAGTTGGTGGTAAATCAGAAAATCCTTTTAGTATATTCAGAGTAGGTGGTGGTTTATTAGGAGCAGGAGCAATCGCTGCACCATTCTTAATGGGTGGTGGTGACGAAGAAGAGGTTGAAGAAGAATCATTCACTGGTCCTATAAGCAGTGTTGAGTCAATCAGACAACAAGCTAGAGATTATTATAAAGACCCTACAAACTCTGCGTTATATTTTATGCCAAATGAAAAATTTGTAAGATCAACAGTTTATTCTTGGCCTAAAGCTTTTAGATGGGATGAAGATAAAAATGAAGTTAGAGTAAAAGCTAAAGAACAAATTATTGAGTCTGAAGGTCAGAGAATAGCTAGATTGCAAAAAGAACATTTAGATGAATACGAACAAATTAGGGAAAAAGCTAAAGTAGAATTAGCAGGTTTAGAGTTTAATTCAGGTGAAGGAGCAGCTAAAACTTTAGATATGGGAATACAAGGACAAAGAAAGGTTATGGAAGGAATGATTAATCTTAGTTTTGTACAAGAGATTCTAGGAGTTTTAGTAGAAGAAATAGAAGACAAAGAATTGTTAGGTAAAATTAGTTTAAGATTAAAAGGTATTGTACAGGAAAGTGAAAATGCAAAACAATAAAGAAGAAATTACTACCTATACAGATGCTTTTGATAAGTTAGCCGAAGGATTAATATCTACAGATGGAACTAGATATGTAGGAGATTTCCATTCTTTTCTAAAAGATGTTTGGGCTCAAAGTTTTGACCACCCAGAGTATTTTAATGCTTGGCACATAGGAGTTTTAGCAGAAGATATAGAAAGATGTTTGGAAGAAGAGAAGAATTATGTAGCTATTCTTCCAAGATTTCATTTTAAATCTACTATTTTAGGACATGCTTTTAGTGTATGGAGATTATTACAAGCTCCTAGAGATATGTCAGTTCTTTATTTATCTTTTAGTGATTCAATGGCTAGATATCATTTAGCAGAGATAAATAAAACAGTTCAAAGAAATCCTATATTACAGAAATGGATGGTTAATAGATCACCGAAAGCAGATTTTTCTTTTAGATATTATATAAATAAAAATCCTATGGAAATTATGCATGGTGGGTTATTTTCCTTTAAAAGAGGTATGCATGTCAATGGAGCTTTGATTGCAGATGACGTACTGAGAGACCCTGAAAATCCTTTGAATATGGGGCAAATAACTAAAGTAGAAGATCATTTTATGACAGAATCTTTATTTATTCCATTAAAAGGAGTTCCTGTTATTGTATTAGGAACACCTATGATGCCCGGAGATTTATTAAGTAAATTACAAGAAGATGAAAGATTTGAATCTAGAGTATTACCTGCTTTAGACCCTGCTCCAAAAAGAAGGGTATTGATGCCTGAATTGTATTCAGAAGAATGGTTATTAAATCAACAAAAAGCAAGACCTAAATCCTTCGCTTCAGAATTTTTATTGCAGCCACATTTTTCTACCGAATCTTATTTTGAAGAAGAGCAAATTACTGCTTGTGAGGATGAAAAATTAATAAATTTATCGTATAATAAGAAATATGAGAAAGTTTTAGACGAACAAATATTTGGGGGTTTTGACGTTGGTAAAAAAAGACACCCTTCTCATTTAGTTTTATTTAGCCGAACAGGAGAAAGAGTTAAGCAAATTCATTCTTCTTTTTTAGATGGTTGGTCATATTCAGATCAAATAGATTATCTTAATGAAGTAGCTGAAAACTACCAATTAGATGGAGGATTTGTAGACAATACAAGAGGAGAATTAGAAGATAGAGGATTACATAGACTTTGGAGACCTATGTCTTTTACAAGAAAGTCTAAAAATACAATGGCTCAAATATTTGAAAAATTTATAGTATCAGGAAAATTAAAGTTAATAAAAGATGAGAGGCAGAAGCAACAAATAATATCAGTTAATAATGAGTTAAAAGCTCCTGAAACCCCAATGGGTCATGGAGATGCTTTCTTCTCAATAGCAATGGCTTTACAAGCTATACATGAAACAGAATTGTTTAAATATGAAACTTTGGGAAGTGCTACAGATTGGTTAGATGCTATATCGCCTGATGAAGCCCCAAAACCAAAAGAACATCCTGTACTTAAAAAATTAAAATTTGAAGGAGATACTAAAACAACAATCTCTATTGACGATGTTCAAGAAGGAGATATCGAACCACTAAATCCAAATTGTAAGGAGGAATTCTGTGTACCAGAATTTTGGGTTCTAGAAAATAAATTATGTTTATATTGCAGTTATAGAGGATAAGGAGTAAAAAATGGATAATATAACAACATCTCTTAATGAACAAACCGAAGAAGTATCAGAGTCTGAATCAGAGCTGACCGAACAAGCTGAGGTAGTATTAAACCATAGGTATTATTTAAAGGATACTGAAGGGGAAGTTACCGAAAATAGTTCAGATTTGTTTAGGAGAGTAGCAAAAGCTGTCTCTTCTATAGAAAAAGACTATAAAATTTTACCTGTAGAATCAGAATTATTAGAAAAAGATTTCTATTCTATGATGTCAAAATTAGAATTTATTCCTAATTCACCTACCTTAATGAATGCAGGAACTGAACAAGGAACATTGTCAGCTTGTTTCGTACTTCCATTAGAAGACTCTATGGAAGACATAATGAAAACGGCTCATGACATAGCTATGGTTCAAAAATTTGGTGGGGGTACAGGCTTTGCCTTATCACACCTAAGACCAAAAGGAGATAAAATAAAAACTACTCATGGAATTGCTTGTGGCCCTATAGCTGTTTTAAAAACACTATCTCAAGTATCTTCAATGATAACTCAAGGGGGTAAAAGAGATGGGGCAAATATGGCAGTAATGGCTGTATCTCATCCTGATATTGAAGAGTTTATTTCTTGTAAAGCTGTAGAAGGCGATATACATAATTTTAATATTTCAGTAGGTGTAGATACCAAGTTCATGGAAGCTGTGAAGAATAATACTAGTTATCCTCTTGTTAATCCAAACACTAAACAAATTACTAAATGGATAGATGCAAGAGAATTGTTTAGTACTATAGTAGATGGGGCTTGGAGAAATGGAGAACCCGGCATGATTTTCTTGGACAAAGTAAACGAAGATAATGTTGTTATAGATACTCTCGGAGAAATGGTTGCAACTAATCCTTGTGGGGAACAACCACTTTTAGGAAATGAAAGTTGTAATTTAGGCTCAATAAACCTAGCTAAATTTTATAGGAATGTTAAAGGAAGTTGGGAAGATAAAATAGATTGGGATAATTTGAAAAAAGTTACTACTCTATCTACACACTTTTTAGATAATGTAATCGATGCAAATAAATATGCTACCAAAGATATAGAAGATATGACAAAATCTACTCGAAAGATAGGATTAGGTGTTATGGGTTTTGCTGATTTATTAATTCAATTGCGAATTCCATATAATACAGAACTAGCTAGAGAAGTGGGAGAATCTCTAATGAAATTTATTAGAGAACATTCTGATCTTTACTCAAAACATTTAGCTAATCTTAGAGGAGTATATCCTGCAGGAAAAGGGAATGATGAATATAGGAATGCTTGTAGAATGACAGTAGCCCCAACAGGAACTATTTCTATGATTGCAGGTTGTTCTAGTGGGATAGAGCCTTCTTTCGCATTAGTTTGGAAGAAAGCTAACATATTAGAAGGTAAAACTTTATACTATTCTAATAAGTATTTTGAAGCAGATGCGAAAAAACACGGATTTTATTCTGAAGATTTAATGGAATATTTATCTAATGGGGGTTCTTTACAAGATAGAGATGAAGTTCCACAATGGATAAAGGATGTGTATATTACTTCTCCTGAAATTTCACCTGAAGCTCATGTATTAATGCAATCAGCTTTTCAAAAGTCTGTTGATTCAGGTATATCTAAAACAATCAATTTTCCAAACGAAGCTACTAGAGAAGATGTTCAAGAAGCCTATCTATTGGCATGGGAAACAGGTTGTAAAGGTATAACTGTTTATAGAGCAGGAAGCAGAGAAAAAGAAGTGTTAGTAAAAGGAACCGATAAAAAAGAAGAAGAAGTTTCTATGTGTTGCGATTCACCTAATATAGTAGAAGAGTCAGGATGTGAAACTTGTAAATCATGTGGTTGGAGTCTTTGTCATGTTGCATAAAGAAATATTTTTAGATATAATAAGTAAAGCAAAGAAAACAGCTAAAAAGAAAAATCCTGCTTTATGGTCTAGAATAAAATCTGCTGTAAAAGCAGGAAGTAAAGGTGGAAGAGCAGGACAATGGTCTGCTCGTAAAGCCCAATTAGCAGTACAAAGATATAAAAAATCAGGTGGGAAATATAAAGGAAAGAAAACAGGTAAGACAGGATTAAGTAGATGGACTAAACAGAAATGGGGAACTAAATCAGGTAAACCTAGTAGAAAGACAGGAGAAAGGTATTTACCTAAAAAAGCTAGACAAGCTTTATCTCCACAAGAATATGGAGCTAGTACAAGAGCTAAAAGGAAGGCTACTAAACAAGGGAAGCAATTCTCAGCCCAACCCAAGAGAATAGCTCGAAAAACAGCAAAGTATCGAAAAAAGTAAAAAATTTAGTATAATAAGAATAGGAGTATAGAATGGCAGTAGGCAATATGCTTAGAGATAGAGAAATTCAGTATGTGGCTATGAAAGATGAAACCACACAAACGTGGAGAATTCTAGATACATGGCACGAAGAACTGAAAAATTTAGACCCAGAGGATGAAATACCTGATGATAGTAAAGCAGTTAATGTACTAACAGAAGGACAATTTCTCTCTATAGTAAAAGAAGCAGCTAGATTAGGAGTTTTACAGAATGTGAACCTCTCTAATGTCGAAGAAGTTGAAGAATTAGAAGATAAGATTTTAGGTTTAGAAGAAGAAATATCAGATTTAAAAGCTGATGCTACTAAACATAAAACAGAAAATAACATTTTAAAGCAAGAACCTACATCTGAAAGTTTTATGATAAAGAAATTAGCTATGAATAACATTATGAAACTTGCAGCTATAGACGATGTAAATAAACTTGCAGTAGATTAAAAGGTGAAAATATGGCAAAATTAGGTGATTACCTTCCTGAAGTACCTCAATTAGTTAATCAAATGACTGAATTTAACGAGAATTTGAATTTATTGCAGTTAATGAAAGCAAGTTCAGAGACTTCATCAGCCCCAACATTAGGTCTTGATCATGTGGTAAATACATGGGTCAGACATCAAATGGCTTATAGACAACAATTAGTAATGGATTTACAGACTGTTACTTATTCGGTTGCTGAAATAAGGTCTCCACTAGGACACATAACTAGTGAAGTATTTAGAAGAGGAGTAAAAATTCTTCCTAAAGTTGAAAATCCTAGTATGGATGAGAAAAAAAGATTAGAAGAATTAATTTTAGACTGTAATATTTTCGACCAAACCCTAGAAGAAGTATTCAGACAGTTTCATTATGATGTAAATTCTATAGATGATGGTTTTA